CCAAATAGTGGGTATTCTCCAGCTAACGCAGGAAATAAAAAAGAATACGAAAACTATGAAGTAGCTCACTTCCGTTTAAATTCAGATGCAAACTTCCTACCTTATGGTAAATCGATGATTGAAGGTGGTAGAAGGGTTTGGAAACAATTATCCCTTATGGAAGATGCTATGTTGATTCATAGAGTAATGAGAGCTCCTGAAAAGAGAATCTTTAAGGTAGATGTTGGTAATATTCCACCAAACGAAGTGGATAACTACATGCAGAAAATTATCAACTCATCTAAAAAAGTTCCATTTATGGATGAAAGAACGGGTGAATATAATTTAAAATATAATATGCAAAACCTTATTGAAGATTACTATATGCCAGTTCGTGGTAGTGATAATGGTACATCTATCGATACATTAAAGGGATTGGAATATAATATGATTGATGATATTAATTATCTTAAAAATAAATTGATGTCATCTTTAAAGATTCCTAAAGCGTTTTTAGGATACGAAGAAGATATTAATGGTAAAGCAACTTTAGCAGCACAAGATGTTAGATTTGCAAAAACCATCGAAAGAATTCAAAGAGTATTGATTTCAGAATTAACAAAGATTGCAATAGTTCACTTATATTCACAAGGAATTGAAGATGATAGTTTAACCGATTTTTCATTAGAATTAACTATTCCATCTAAAATCTATGAGCAAGAGAAGGTTGAATTATATACTTCCAAAGTAGCATTGATTACTCAAATGCAACAAACTAAAATGTTCTCTAAAGAATGGATGTATCAATCTATTATGTGAATGGCGCAAGATGAAAAAGATGAACAAACAGTTTCAATATTAGAGGATACTAAACAAATGTTCCGTTTAACATCAATCGAAACTCAAGGTGTTGACCCAGCAAAAGAAACGGGAACCGAATCCCCAACAAATGTGGAAGAAGAAATTCAAAAAATAAAAAATGAATTAGAAGAAGATGGGGTTGGCAGACCAAAGGACCCGGTTAGATATGGTAAAGATGACCATCCTGAAGGTAGAGACCCGTTGGGAATTAAAACTCTTAAACAAAAAGAAGGCTCTGTTAAATACAAACCGAGAAAATCTTCTTATTTGGAAGTATTTAAGGATATGAATGGTAATAAAAAGACCATTTTAACAGAGAATTTGGATAAGAAGTAATAATCTAAAAGAAAAGTATATTTATATCAGAGAAATTATATAATTGATGAAAAATATTAAACACTCAAAGTTTAAAAACACAGGATTCATTTTTGAATTATTAGTAAGGCAAATTACATCAGAAATTATGTCTGGCAAAACTACTTCAAAAGCTGAAAAGATATTAAAAGAATTTTTTTCTTCTAAAAAAGAACTTTCAAAAGAGTTAAAACTATATCAGTATTTGATTAATGAAAAATATAATTCAGAATCAAAAGCTGAGAAATTCGTAGAAACTGTGTGCGAAGCTCGTAAAAGATTAGATGAGCAAAAAATCACAAAAGAAAAATATAATCTTATTAAGCAAATAAAAGAAACTTATAATATTGATGAGTTTACCAAATCTCCAATTTCAAATTATAAATCTTTAGCATCAATCTACAAAATTTTTGAAGCAAGTATTAGTAAAGAATCATTTGAACCAAAAGATATTGTTAATTCAAAATTTACAATCGTTGAAAATATGATTAACTCATCGATTGAAAATAAGGATAAAAAAGTAAACGATAGAGTTTTTGAAGAATATAAAAAGCAAGATGAAGAAGTTAGAATGCTATCTTACAAAATGTTAGTAGAAAACTTCAACAAAAAATACAATAATTTATCAGAAGAACAAAAAAGATTACTTAAAGAATATATCAACAATATTAACAATACTGGTAAATTAAAAGAGTATGTTACTAATGAAGTTAATTCTTTATCAGAAGGTCTAAAGCAAATCGGTTCTAAAGTTTCAGATAAAGTAACAAAAATCAAATTGGCAGAAACAATTTTTAACATTAAAAAAATTAAAAGTGTTAAGAAATTAAAAGAATCACATTTGTCGGCATTAATGATGTCTTATGAACTTTTAAAAGAACTAAAAAATGCCAGCACAATCTAAAGCTCAACAAAGATTTATGGGAATGGTACATGCCGCTCAAAAGGGTGATATGGAAAATCCATCTCCTGAAGTTGCGAAAGCAGCTGATTCAATGAGTGATAAAGATGCTAAAGATTTTGCATCTACATCTCACAAAGGATTACCCGATAAAATCAAAGAAATCGTATTAGCAGAATTACGTTCAGTTAGAGCTATACAAACCGATTATGCAAAAGTAATCGATTCTATGGAGAAACATTTAGAATTATATAAAAAATCTAAAGGAACTTCGGAAGAAAAACAACACATCCAACATTTAAAAACATTAACGGCACAAAAGAAAAAATTAGCAGCAGAATTGGATGCTAAAGTTAGTGGTATGTATAAAGATGCCGAATTGAAAGTTGATGAGGCTACTACAACAGGCGATGTTGCCGGATATGGTACTCCATACGCATTTGGTAGAAAAGAAGATGAAGAATCTAAGGGAAAAAAACAAGCGGCATTGACTGGGTATAGTGTAGTAAAAGAAGGTTTATACTATGTAGGATATAACAAAGGTAGAGGACAAGGTAAGGGAGTTTTCAAAGATTCATATTCATCCTATAAAGATGCTAAGAAAGAGGTAGAAAAGCTTGAAAAGCAAAGAGGGGGTTCGTATAATATGGTTGCCTACTATGTATCCGATAAAGATGGAAACTTTGTAATGAATGAAAATCGTTGGGTTGCATTAAAAAAAGAAGATGCACCGGCTACTACAAAAGTAAATAGAGGTATCTCAAACATAAACAAACAACTTGCAGAAATAGAAAAGTTTTTAGGTTGGTATGGTAAATTAAAATCAGAAAACGGAGTTTCTAACGGGTCTTTTTGGAAAAGAACAAATAGTAATATTTATAAGATAAAGGAAAGACTTATAAGATTAGAACAACAAATACGAAAAATATCAGAATAAAATGAAATTAACTCAATTAAAAGAACTTATCAAACAAGTTGTTAAAGAAGAAAACGATTATCAAGAAATGTTCAAAGCAATGTTGAACAGAACTGGTAAATCAATTGAGTCTATGAGCGATACTGAAAAGAAAGCATTCTTTAACGCTGTAGATAAAGCCGCTAAAGCAAAATCAGAAGGCAAATTGAGAGGATATAATGAAAGCGATGGAGGATACAGCGCAGATACAAGTGGTATGGAATCGGATGTAGATGGGCAAGTTTCCAGTGAATTCAGTAAAGCACTTAGTAGTGTGGCTGAATTAACTGATAAGCAAAAGCAAATCGATACCGATAAAGATGGTGAGATTGAAGGTTCTGATTTAGCAGCATTGAGAGCCAAAAATGAAGGGGCTCAAAAAAAAAAGTAGTTAACGAAGGTGTAGTTGAAGGAATACTTTTAACTATATCCTTTGCTATATTAGGAAAAGTGGTTTTCTATTTTTTTTATGAATTAGTTAAAAAAGTAGGAAACTATATAAATGGTAACAACGAATATAAAAAAGCAGTTACCAAAATATTAGAATCTATATCGAATAACAAATCAGTTATGAACGATATAGCTAAGTTATTAGATAGCAACGATGGAATAAATAACGGAGTTGCAGATAGAATAGTGAAGATGGGGTATGTACAAACTCAAATAACAAAAATGAGTGATAGTACAAATGGAGAATTGGATGAAAATGAATTAAAAAACCATCTAAAAACCGCATTAGTAAAAGCGTGGGATGATAGAGGGTTAACCGATAAAGCGGTGGAAAAGGTAAAAAAAGATATAAGATAAATGAATAAAGGATTATTAATAGAAACGCATTTGTTCGAAGCTAAATTAGTAGAACAAGATAACGGAACTTATTTGGTTAAAGGTATCCTACAAAGAGCAGGTGCTCCTAACCAAAATAATAGAAGATATCCTAAAGAAATCTTAGAAAGAGAGTGTCAAAAATACGGACAACTTATTAAAGAAAGAAGAGCATTAGGTGAATTAGACCATCCAGATTCTCCCGTTATTAACCTTAAAAACGTTTCACATAATATTAGAGAAATTGCTTGGGATGGTGATGATGTTGTTGGCGTAGTAGAAATCCTTTCAACTCCATCAGGAAACATTCTTAGAGAATTACTAAAAAATAATATTCGTTTAGGTATTAGTAGTAGAGGATTAGGTTCAGTAAAAGAACTTAATGATGGTACTTTAATGGTTCAGGAAGACTTTGAATTAGTTGGATGGGATTTTGTATCAAATCCATCTACGCATGGAGCATTTATGGCTCCGATGAACGAATCAAAGCAATGGAAAAAAGTTGCAGAAGAATGTGGTAAATGGTGTAAATCACAGGATTTAATGAGAGAAATTATAATAGAATTAAACTAATAAAATGGCAAAGCTAATAAATTTAATACCTAGCAAAGAAATTACCTCAAAAGTAATAAAGGAAGATTTGGAGGATATGGATGTGGCAATTCCATCTAAAGTTGAAAGATTTTTAGATAGAGCATTGAATGTTATCAAATCATATAACTTAGGTAGAAGAAAAGAACAATTAGTAATAGCAAAACTAATAGATGCTTTGGGAATGACTCCACAAGAATTAGCTCAAGCAGTTCAAAAATTGAAAAAAAATAAAATTGTAAAGAGATAATTATGATAAAGTTAAAAGACCTTTTGAATGAGGAAGAAGAATTTCAACAACTTCCTACCGAAATCAAAAAACACTTTTTGGAAATAATTTCTACATTTGGTCAATTTGGCGAACAAATGAATAGAAAATCTGATATTAGAACTGTTGCAGAAACTTTGGGTGGTATCGCAGATGCTGCACAAGAATACACTTTGAGAGAAGGCGGTGATTGGTTTGATAGAGTTACTATTAAACGTAATATGAAGGAGTTAAAAGGATTGCACGAAAAATTCCAAAAAGAAGCATTAGAAGCAAAAGCTCAGGAACAAAGATTAGAAGCTCTTTACGAAGATATGGGACATGTGTTGAATAGATACTTTGAAATTGCAGATGTTTCTGAAGAAGTTATGAGAAAAAGATTAGGGTTGAGAGAATCGAAAAATAAAAAATAGTGGAAGAATTAGCATCATTACTATTACAAAGTAGAACGCAAGCTCATTCATTTCATTTAGGTGTTAGAGGTGTGGGAGCACATTCATCACACGTTGCATTGAGTGAATACTACGATTCAATTGGTGGATTAATAGATGGGTTAGTAGAAGTATATCAGGGTAAAGAAGGTTTAATACAATTATCTGGCATCGGAGTATTGGATAAAAATAATGATATCAAAAACATAATTAATTATTTTGAAAAATTATGTGTAATGGTTGCAAAGTTAAGACAAAATCCAAAATTACAAGATAGCTGGATTCAAAACGATATAGATACAGTTGTATCTTTATTATATAAAACAAAATATAAGTTAGTAAATCACCAATAAAAAGTTATGTTGATTATTGATGTAAAAGATGGAAACATCGAAAGAGCATTAAAAGCTTACAAGAATAAAGTAAAAAGCGTAAAGCAAATTGAGCAACTTAGAGATAGAAAAGAGTTTGAAAAACCATCTGTAACTAAAAGAATTAAAACTCAAAAAGCTATAAGAAAAGAGAAATTACAAAATATTTTTGATAAAAACAAATAATTTCTTTAGTTTTCTAAAAAATTTATATATTTATTTTCGAATATCCTATCTTATATAGGATTTTTTTATTAAGACTTAGTTGGTTAATGAATACCCTTCTCTTATAAGGTGTGACCGAACAACCGACAAAATATCATTGAAGTTCCACAATACAATAACTTCACAGGAACAAAATACATTTTAAAAATGGCAAATTCAAAATTGTTAAAAGAAGCAATCGCAGATGCTAAAGCGGTTAAAGAAACTGCATTGGCTAACGCAAAGCTTGCACTTGAAGAAGCCTTCACACCAAGACTACAGTCTATGTTAACTCAAAAGTTAAGAGCTGAAGCTGAAATGGAAGGGGACGAGGAGCAAGTTGATGAAGAATTAGATTCAACAGGAATCGGTTCTTCAACATCTAATCCTACTTTAGATGCACATACTGAATTCGAAGGTGGTTCTACTGAAACTACATCTGGTGAGCCAGGTGCACAAGTTGCAGACTACAAAAAAGTAGCAGACATTACCGAAGAAGAAGAAATGGGCGGAGAAATGGACAAAGATGCTGAAATCGCTGAACTAAGAGCTAGATTAGCTGAATTAGAAGGTGAGGACGGAGCAGAGGAAGAAAATCCTTTTGCACAAACAGAAGCTGATGACGAAATGGGTATGGATGACATGGGAATGGCAGACATGGGCATGGGTTCAGAAGAAGGTGATGGTGAAGAGTACGATGTTACCGGCGAAGAAGAAGAAGAAACCGAAGATGACATGGACTTAGAAGCAATCATCAGAGAGTTAGAAGCACAATTAGGCGATGAAGAAGGTTCTGAAGTTTCCGAAGAAGAAGAGGAAGAAAATCCTTACGCTGCTAATGAAAATTTAGCAGATGGTTCAGAAGCTGGAACTGATAAAGGAGCTGACCCTAAATTAGTTGTAACTAACGAAGAAGAAGAATCAGATGAAGTTGACTTAGAAGAAATTTTAAGAGAAATGGAAGCTGATATGAAAGGTGATGAAGAGAAAGTTGATGAAGCTGAAGAAACCGAAAAAGATAAGGAAATCGAAGAAGCTTACAAAACTATCAAATCATTACAAAGAACTATTAACGAAGTGAACTTATTGAACGCTAAGTTATTGTTCGCAAACAAATTATTCAGAGCACACAACATGACTAACGAACAAAAAGTGAAAGTGATTGAAACTTTGGATAGAACAAAATCAGTTAGAGAGGTTAAATTGGTATTCTCTACATTAGCAGAGAACTTCAAATACACTTCAACTAACAAAACGGCTAAGAAAACAATCAAAGAAGGAATCGCTTCTAAAGTAGTTAAATCAACTGCTCCAAAAGCAGCAGCTAAGCAAGTAATTGCAGAATCTGCAGATTTCGCTAATAGATTTAAGAAATTAGCTGGTATTTTAAAGTAATTTAGAAATTAAAAAAATAACAAAAATGAACTTAAAAAAATTAATGACCGGAGCAAATCCTCAAAGCGTAATGCTTGAGCAAACTCGTGGTTTAAAAGCAAAATGGGAAAAGACTGGCCTTTTAGAAGGTGTTAAGTCTGAAACCACTAAGCACGGTATGGCCGTAATCTTAGAAAACCAAGCAAAACAATTGCTTGATGAAGCAACTAAAACTGGTGCATCTTCAGGTTCTGAAGAGTGGGCTGGTGTAGCATTACCTTTGGTAAGACGTATCTTCGGTTCTATCGCAGCGAAAGAATTCGTTTCGGTTCAACCAATGAACTTACCTTCAGGTCTTATTTTCTACATGGACTTCAAATATTCAACCGACCAAGCTGGTTCTCCAGCATTCTCTGGTTCATCTTTATTTGGTAAAGGTGGTACTTTCGGTAAGGATTCTTTAGATTCTAACGCAACTAAGTTAGGTTCTACTCAATTCGCTGAAGAAGGTCTTTACGGAGCAGGACGTTTTGGATACACAATCAACGATTCAGCTGTAGCTTTAGATGCAACAGTAGCAACTGCTTCTTGGGTAGATGTTAACTTTGATGCTGATTTATCTGCTTCATTAGCAGCTGGTAAAATTAAAAAAGTAACTGTAGCAACTCCATCTGATGCTGATTTCAATGGTGTAAGAGCTTTCGAAATTGCACAATCAGGTTCTGCAACAGCAGGATACTTCCCACAATATACTAAGATTAATGGTTCTAACATTGAATTCATTGTATCTGGTTCTAATGGTGGTGTAGCAGCTGGTGGTTCAACTTTATCTTACCACAAGCAACCAACTGATATCACTCGTGGTGATTTCGAAGATAGAAACGCTGACTTTACACAAAACATCGGTATTCCAGAAATCGAATTAGAATTGAAATCTGAGCCTATCGTTGCTAAGACTCGTAAGTTAAAAGCAGTTTGGACTCCTGAATTGGCGCAAGACTTAAACGCTTACCATTCAATCGATGCAGAAGCTGAATTAACTCAAATGTTATCTGAATACATCTCTTTAGAGATTGATTTAGAAATCTTAGAAATGTTACAAGCTAACGCATTCACAACTGATTATTGGTCAGCAAGAGTTGGATACGATTTCAACACAGCTACAAATAGCTTCCAAATCGATTCTAACGCAGCAGCAGCTTCAGCATATGTTAAGAGTACTTGGTTCCAGACTTTAGGTATTAAATTACAAAAAGTTTCTAACAAGATTCACCAATTAACAATGAGAGGTGGTGCAAACTTCTTAGTAGTTTCTCCTAACGTAGCAACTATCTTAGAATCAATGAACGGATTCTCTGCTAATCCAGGTAAAGATGCGTTGACTTTCGCAGCAGGTGTAACTAACATTGGTACAATCTCTAATAGATACGATGTGTATAAGAACCCTTATATGACTGAGAACGTAATCTTATTAGGTTTCAAAGGTTCTAACTTCTTCGAAACAGGAGCAGTTTACGCACCATATGTACCATTGATTATGACTCCATTGGTTTATGACCCAATGAACTTCACTCCGAGAAGAGGTGTGATGACTAGATACGCTAAGAAAATCGTAAGACCAGAGTTCTACGGTAAGATTATCGTTGATGGTATCAACACTCTTTAATCGATAGTGATTAAATAATAGAAAAGGGGAAGTAGAAATACTTTCCCTTTTTTTATATCATTATAATTAAAATTTATATTTATTTGTACAACAAATTAAAATAAAATAAAATGGCAAATGTAATTTTTCAAGCATACGATTTACCAACTTTCGATAGTATTGCAGGTACGCAAATAATTGCAAAAACAGAAGGTGGGCAAATGGGATATGTTAACGCTTCCCAACTTCAAACAACATTAGATGGTAATGGTTTAGCAACTGATGCTGATATAGCAACAGTGAGTGCATCAATCGCAGCAGTAGCGGCAACAATTGGTGTAAGTGGTAGTTATTCTACACAAGATAAATTCTTTGCAACTAATAATGGTAATGGACAAAACTTTAAAGTTGGTGATGATGTGTGGATTGGTGATGTAAATTTATCTAATACTATGCAAGTATCCGGTGTACAAGCTAGTGGTAGTGGATATATTAAATTTGGTAGTGGTTCTACTACTCCAATTTTAGGATACGGTGGTTCAAATTATCATTTATCATTATCCGGTTCATTACAATTGAATAATCAAGCAACTTTAGGTACAGCTCCAGCTGGTACATTGGCTGTAAGTGGTTCTTCATTATATTTTTATAATGGAACTGCATGGAAAGCTGTTACATTGGCTCCATAATTAATAAAATAAGTTAAATTAGTAAAGAGTGGTTAGAAATATCCACTCTTTTTTTATTCTTATATTTATATGTAAATATAATTGGAATAATATGTCTTTAAATTTAAAATGGCCCGGCAGTGGTTCAGCAATAGTAGAATTTTCCGGCTCAACCACATCATCATTAGGAATGACTCCTTTTGGTATATATGATTTAGACCGTGATTTTTATACAGATGCACCAAAAACCGCTGGATGGTGTGCAAAACGATTGGGTTATCCAATTGTTGATGTTGAAATGGTTGATGAACAATTTTATGCTTGTTTTGAAGAAGCTGTATCAGAATATTCGGCACAGGTAAATCAATTTAACCTTAGAAATAACTTAGATATCCTTAAAGGGCAACCTAAAGAGGCATATGGTGGTAGAGGAAATTTTTCTCAAACTCTTGTAGATGGTTCATTTTTACCAACTGTTATTAGGATGTCTCAACAATATGGTACATTAGCAGGTGTAGGTGGTAATACTCAATTAAAAAAGGGTTATATAGAAACCGAAGTAGATAGACAGAGATATAATTTAATGACTGAAGCAATAGATGTAGATACAACGGCATCATTTGCAACGACATATGTGAGTGGGTCTACAATAGATGTGACACGAGTTTATTATGAAGCAACTCCTGCAATTCAAAGATTTTTTGACCCATATTCCGTTGGTGGACAGGGTACATTGAATTTAATGGATGAGTTAGGATTTGGTGAATATTCTCCAGCAGCTCAATTCTTATTAATGCCTTTGTACGAAGATTTGTTAAGAATGCAAGCAATTGAATTCAATGACCAAATTCGTAAATCACAATACTCATTTAATATAGTTGATAATAGATTAGAAATATTCCCAATACCGACTAGTAGAACGCCCGAAAGAATTTATTTTGATTATATAAGTAGAGATGAGTTTGAACATGATTCCCAAACAATTCAACCGGAATCACTTTCGGATTATTCGGATATACCATATGATTTTATTCAATATTCAAAAATAAACGATGTTGGTAAACAATGGATTAGAAAATATACACTGGCATTAGCAAAAGAATTATTAGGTGCAATTAGAGAAAAATATAACTCTATTCCAATTCCAGATGGTGAAGTATCATTGGATGGAGCAGCATTAAGAGCAGAAGCGCAGGTTGAAAAGGATGCATTGATTACTCAATTGAGAGAAAACTTAGAAGAATTGAGTAGAAAAAATGTAATGGAAAATAAAGCACATGAATCAGACCATCAGCAAGAAATGTTGAGAAAAGTACCTTTAAAAATATATGTAGGATAATATGCCAAAGTTTATTTCAGATAGGGATGTATCATTTTTTAGGGGATTAGCTAGAGAATTAATAGATGTTGTAATTGAAAACGTTTGTGTTTTATTTAAAGTTGATTTAAAAGAAACCAAAGTTAATATTTACGGAGAATCTATGAATAAATCATGGCATCCCGGAGTTGAATTATATGTTTTGATTGATAAAGAACCAGAATCATCGGTATATGAAGGATTTGGTTCAGATACACAGCAAAACATTACATTCAAATTTGATAGAGAGATGTGTGAAGAAAGAAATGCATATCCTGAAATCGGTGATATAATTTTCTTCAATGAATCATATTTTGAAATAGATAACACAAACGAAGTACAATTTGTAAGTGGTATGCCAGGTGAAACTATGTATGGAAATCAAAAAAATTGGAGTATCGTTTGTTCAGCATTTATGGTATCCAAATCAAATCTTAACATAGAAGAAAGAATAAAATAATAAGAGATGTCGGTAAACCCAATAAGACCTGGCAATAATAGAGCCAACGAAATAAAATCTACAAAGGGAGATTTAAAAAGAAGCGTAACTCTCTTTGATATAGATTATGCTATGATGTCTTATTTGGAAGATACTGTTCTTCCAACATTAAAAGATGCGAATGGTGTAGGAGTTAAAATTCCCGTAATCTATGGTAATTCTGAAAGATGGAATGGAGCACGTAGACAGGGAGTATATAGAGATAATAAAGGTAAAATACAATTACCAATAATGATGTTACGAAGAACATCTATTACAAAGGATGAAACAATGCCTATGTTAAATAGACACGTTTCATATCCAACAATTACAAAATGGTCAAAAGATAATCGTTATGACCGTTTTACCGCATTGGGTGGAGGTGTTAGGCCTAAAAAAGAACTTTATAATATTACAATGCCTGATTATGTTGAAGTGAATTATGAATGTATGTGTTGGACATCATACACCGAACAACTTAACGAAGTAATTGAACATCTTAATTTTACATCATCGTATTGGGGAGATAAAGAAAAATATAAATTTAGAACATCTATATCAGATTTTAATGTTATTAACGAAGTTGGTGAAGGGGCTGAAAGAATTAATAGAGTTGACTAAAAAATCAATGTCAGTTAAAAGATTGGTTGTATCAGCAGAAGTTGATATGACGAGTGGTAGTAATAGATTGGAGGGATTTTTAACCACACCATCTCCATATTATGATAATAAAGACCTTATTGATTTTCTATCTTTAAATAACAATATGGTTGTAGCAGGAGCTGCGCCTACTATATTTTCAAATATTAAATTAATAAAAGCACCGGAGCAATTAGCAGGAGTTATAACCGCAGGTTTGACTATCGATGGAAACTCATATGATGTTAAAGTTTATATTAATGGAGTTAGATATTATCAGGGAACACATTTTGTAGCTTTTGTAAGTAGCAATAATTTATCTTTAACATTTAATAATGCAAATTTAGGATTCGTTGTAGATGCCGATGATGAAGTTTCTATAACTGGTAAATTTATTGATTTATAATGAAAAGAAGCCTTTTAGATATAACTCAAAAAATTAGTAGAAAATTGGGCGATGCTGAATTAATTCCAAAAGATTTAAACCATCCTACATATTGGATATATGAAGCAACGGGTTGGAGATTTGTAGAAATTTTAAGAGAAATAGAATATAGAACAACGCAAGATAGATTGAGAGTAATAGTTAACACTCAACATATATCTGCAAAAGATTATATTGTAGAACAAGGAAGTGAAGGGTTATTAATCAAATTTATAAAAAATAATTTTGAGTTTGATTTGGATGATGATGATTATATTGAAATAACAGGTGATATAGAACAATATGCTTAATAGATTTAATTCAAA